ATGTGTGGACGACTCAGCCAATATTCCGGCCTGCATGAATTCGTGTCGGTCTTGAACCTACCGAACATACTAACCAACCTAGTAGGAGAACAGCCGCAGCGTTACAACGTAGCGCCATCGACCCAAGTGACAACGCTCCGACTCGAAGGGGACGCCCTGGTCGCCCAGGCCATTCGCTGGGGCTGGAGGCCGTTCTGGGCCCGTGATCGCTCGGCGCCGATCAACGCCAGGGTCGAGAAAGTGGCGCATGGACGCTTCTTCAGCGCCGCGTGGCCCCATCGCGCGCTGACGCCGGTCAGCGGCTGGTTCGAGTGGGTTGATGAAGGCGGCACGCGAAAACAGCCGTATCACATCCAACACGCCGACGGCTCACCGATCCTCTGCGCCGCCATTGGCCAGTTCCCGGGGCTCGATGATGAGCAGGACGAGCGGCATGGATTCGTGATCATCACCGCGGACTCTGCCGGCGGCATGGTCGATATTCATGACCGGCGTCCCGTCGTGCTGTCGCCCGACCTGGCACGCGAGTGGCTGGACCCTGCGACGCCGCCGGAACGCGCGGAGCAGATCGTGCTGAACCAGGGCGAGCCGAGCGAGTCGTTCCGGTGGTACACGGTCAGCCGCGACGTGGGCAACGTCCGAAACCAGGGACCACAGTTGATCGAGCCTCAGCGCTCGGCCTCATAAGCCGCGACGCCGGTCCCTACCGCCCGCCATTCGTCCTGCGCCATCCGTGCATCACAGATGAATACCTCTACCTCGGCGCCCTCCTTCGGCTCCGCCGGCCGGATCGCAGCATGCCGGAGAATCGTCTCCATGTCCGGTACGTAGCTGCTCTCCGAGCCGTGGAACGACCAGATGCCGAACTTCCCAGCGCTGCCCACCTGGTGGTCGAGTTTCACCGACCAGCCCTTGAATCGAATGACCAGCATGTCGCGCCCCTTGTAGGAAAACCCGCAGTGTACCGGCTCGACAGAATATCATTGCATAGCTCGATTCGAGCTAATATAGTAATACCAACAGCGCGGCACACCGCCAGCACTGAACCTCCTCGGAGACGCAAAATGACCAATTTCCAGACCTGGCTCGACAGCGCCGACATTCCCACCCAGCAGAATGGGCAGTGGATTGACCTCGAAACCGGGATCGCCTACGACGCGTCGTACAACTACGCCTCGAACACCCGCCGGGCCTCGTTGAGCCCGCGCGGCATAGACGCTCGCGCCGTGGCAAAGGCCTTCGGCGGTCGCGCCCTCACCGGCACAGCCAGGCAGAAGGAGTGGGCCGAGAAGATCCGCGCCGAGAAGGTACAGCAGATGAACCAAGACCAGGCGGAAATGGCCTGCGATCCAAGCGGCCTGCTCACTGCCGCCAAATTCTGGATCGAAAATCGCAACGCTAGTGCTCAGGCAATCGCCGGATTCGTAATGCAGCAGAAAGCCTTGCTTGCCCAGCATCGTTCTGCTCAGGCCGCCGGGCAAGCCGACACGGCAGCGAAAATCGCTGCGGAGTACAACGCACTCACCGCTCGCTGGGGGTTCTGATGAGCACGATCCATATCGGGCCATTCTCAATCACTCAGGCTGCCCGCGGACTGCATTACGGGGGGCTGCCGCATCACCGTTGGACCCTCTACTACGGGCTCCGGGAAATGGCGATGAAGACCCTGCCGGACAGTTACACCTCGTCGGAGGTGAGGGACGAGTTCTCAGACATCATCACCGAATTCGTCATCGACGCCCGGCAACGATACGCGCCCGATGTTCTGGAACTGGTGACGGCGGAGGGTGAAACGGTTCTTGCCCGCCTCCCCGTGAGCCGGTTACCGGAGGGTTTTTCAGGGTGCATACCCGATGCCAGATTCCCATATTGGCTACTCACCTCATTCCGTCCTCAGATGGGATTCCCCGTAAGCCTGAGCGAGTACACCCAGATCGCAAGCGAACTCACCGCCCCTCCGCTGGCATGGATCGCCGGGCTCCTTCCTGGCGAGGTTCTGACCCAGGATGCAGATGAGTGGCGCGCCCCGACGAACTGGGAGATACGTCACGTTGTTGGCGAGGGATCGTTTACCGGCGTAAGCGGCGCTGCTGCGGCCGCCATCCTTGGAATGTCCGCGACGAATTTCCGAAAATACACAGCCTCCACCTCTGCCGCGAATCGACAGAAAATCAGTTTCGCAGCCTGGCATTATCTGCTCGACCGGCTCGGCGTGAAGCGGGCGAGCTGATTTGACAGCGGCTGCGAAAAATGCTCTGATCACTGCGCACCTCATGAGGCCTTGACTGCCGAATAGGCAGCTAAGAAATAATGCTTCTTGTGATGCACTAACTGCCGAATAGGCAGAGAAAGGCCCGCTCCGGCGGGCCTTTTGCTATCTGCACGCCTGGTTCGCAGCCAGGAGCTGCGCCTCGTATCCGATCCTCTGCAAGCGTTCGGCGAGCAACGCACGGACCTTGGTCTGGATATCGTCGCTCTTCTTCAGCCCAGCGGTTGCCCAGGCCGGCACCTCCACCGCCGGCACCCGGCACGGCACCGCCACCGGCACTTCTACGCGCACCGTGCGCGGCTCGGCTTCCTGCCGGGCGGCGCATCCCGCCAGCGCGAACACCACCAGCATCAGCACCATCCTCATAGACCCAACTCCTGATCGATGACCGCCTCGGCGGCCGCGCACTGCTCGCCGGCGGTTCGCTCACGTACCAGGCGCTGGGCTTCGGCATACTGCTCCGCGGCCTGCTGCCGTCCCCGATCCACAGCCTGCGCGGCATCCCGGGCGCGCTGCTCGTCGGCCAGGCGCAGCGCGGCAACCTGCCGGACCTGCTCCGCCACTGCGGACTCCAACTCTCCCCGGGAGGCACGGCAGGCAATCAGATCCGCCAGGGCAGCATCGAGCTGCGGCCGGTAGTGCCGCGCGCCGAGCCAGACACCGCCGGCGGCGCCGAGGCCGACCAGCAGCAGGCAGGCCAGCGTGATCGAGAAAGCACGGGCGGAGATCACGACAGCACCGCCTTGGCACGCTCCCACAGTTCCAGGCGCTCCACCTGGCCGTTCATGCCGCCGTTAATCGTCCGGGTAATAAGTGCAAACCTGCCCGAATCGGCCAGGCCGTTGAGCCCATGCGCCGCCCACCACCAGGCGCTCGACCTGGCCGCGTGCTCGGGCTGCTCCAGCAACTCGGGCTCAGCCTCCAGCGGCAGGCCGAGGCCGGCGCCGGCAGCCCGGTAGTTCTTACGGCCGGTGATTTGCAGCAACCCTCGACCGCGGAACCGCCAACCGTCTCCGCTGGACTCATCGCCGTTGCCGTTGCGGTTGGCGTAAGTGTTATTCGCAACGGCCTCGGGGTGGCGGGCCAGGTTCAACGCCAAAGCGTTTGGGCGTCCGTCGGCGCCGCGATATCGGCTCGGCCAGGTATTCGCCAACCCCTGCGCCGAGTAATTCAGGTTCTCTACCAGGCGCGTGAGCTGGGCGCTTTCATGTCCGACCTGGGCAAGAAACGCCGATTGCCTGGCTGCGCCCAGGATATCGAACTGCAACATGGCCCGATTCAGCGCGGGCAGGAAAATCCCAACAACCGGCCGGCACCTCGGGAGGACGTACAGCAGTTGGCTTTCAGTGATAGGCATGTCGAACTCCAATGAAAAAGCCCGCATGCGCGGGCTTTGGGTACTAATGGATAGATTCTGATGGCACAATGCAGCCCGCTAGGAACCGCGAGCTAGAGAGGAAGGAGAACAGTGAGCGTAAGGAACATCGCTAAACGGTACGCCGAGAAACAACTAACCGGCGCTGAAGCGCTGGCCGAACTGAAGGAAAAAGACCTCCTCGGTGACGCCCTTATGACCCTGCTGGTCGACCACTTCGAACAACGCTGGGAACGGGAACAGTCCCTGCCCGACGAGTACAGGTCAGAGGACTGGTGACCCAACCGCCCGCCTGCTCATACAGGCGGCGGGCCCTTCACGATGCTTTCCCGATGGCCACTACCTGAAGTGGCTTTTCCTGTTTCTTCTTGCCGGCGGCCTTGGCCTTGCCCTTCTTGCCGGCGTTGCACTCAACCGTCGTGCTCCAGCCAGCCTGGGTAAATACCTGTTCCACCGACTCCACCAGGTAGGAACCATCGATTCCCGACTTAATGCCGGCGACGACTATTGTTCGTTCCGCGAAGAGATCCGTTCGCCCTGGCATTTCCAGGCGCACCCCAGCCGTGGAGCGGTTGAACGCAGCCAACCGCGCCTTGGCTGCCTGCTCAGCGGCGCTCTTGTTCGGATGGATGTGGCGGTCGGTATGCACGGGCGGAAGCCCGGCCGGAGCTTCTGCATTCGCCAGCTCGACCACCTCCAGCTTGCCAGTCTTCTTGTCCTGATACGCGGCCTTGACCGCCTTCTGCGTGGCCCGGTCACTGAACCGAAACTGAAACCGGGTGATCTCCGGCCGGGTCAGCGTGACGGTCGTCAGTGGCGCGCCGGATGCTCGCTCCCCGCCTTCGCGAGGCAGTACAAGCAACTTGTCCGCCGCCACCTTGGCCGTGCAGCCGTACTGTCTGGCCAGCCGCGTGATCAGGTTAAAATCCGATTCGCCAATCTGGTCGACACGCGGAACCACCGTCTGCACCGGGCACTCGCTCTGCCAGCCGTTGCGTGCGGCAATGTCCGCCACTATCCGCGCGAGCGTCACCCCCTCCCAGCCTCCGTCGCGGATCGTCTTGCCGCTGCCGCGCATGCTGCTGGCCTTGCCGCGGATGACGATGGTATCCGGCGGGCCGGATAACTCCACCTCGTCCACGGTGTAGATGCCAATCCGGGTCAGCCCGCGCCCGTCATAGCCTATCTGGATCTCGACCGATGCACCCCGCTCCGGCAGCACCACGGCACCGTCGCGGTCGTCAATGCGCAACTCGAACTCGTCGGACTCCATTCCCGGCTTGTCGAGCGTGCGCAGCAGCAACAACCGGTCGTTGATACGCGCGGTGATATCGGCCTTGTCCGCGATCACCCGAAATATCGGCTTCATTCATCCTCCAGGGTCAGCCCCACAACTGCACCTCGCCGGTCACCGGCACCTCGACCTCGGGCATGACGATCAGCAGGCCGGCCCGGAAGGGCTGCGGCTCATCGGCGAGCCACTGGTTCGCGTCGTAGACCGCCTCCACTGTCCCCACCAGATGCCCGTAATACTGGACGCAGAGCGTGTCCAGCAGATCCCCGTCAGACGTTCTGCAGATCGTCTCCATAGCGGACAAACTCCAGGCTGAATGCTTGTTTGCGAGGGGCGCCGCCTTGAACAAGGGCCGACTGCTCCTCCTCGATACTCGCCAGACACCAGAGGCCGAGCACCTGGCCGTAACCCGTGGTCAGGCTGAGCGGCACCTGGCGCCGCCCAATTTCACGTAGCTGCTCGATTTGCCCCAGGCCGACCCGAACACCGAAGACAGCCCCCTTCAACGTCAGCTTGTCCTCCCCCTCCCCGACCGCCTGTTGCGCCGGCCGCCGGGTAAGTCGTTCCTGAGCTGCCCAACGAAACGCCGTTTGTCTCCGCAGCTCATCGAACGCGGCCGTGTCGAGATTGAAGTAGAACGGGCTACTGTTCACGTCCCGCGGCTGCATGACCAGCAGATGCGCAAACGGCTTGGAGGCGGCCGCGCTCGGCGTCATGCTCGAACGCAAGCCGGTCGGGATGATGTTGGCCAGCTTGGGACTGGCAACGCCGGCGAGCCGCCCGACCTGCCCGGTAACCTTCGACACGGCGTCGGACAACGCTCCATACCGCTGATCGAGCCCAGATAGCGCACGGGCAGCACTGCTGTAGGTATTCATGACGCCACCCACCTTTACCTGTGCTACGCCCAGGCTGCGAGTCAGTCGCAGCGCCCGGGCGCCCAACCCGGCCGGGAAGCCGGGCAGCGTGGACAGCTCATCGGCAGCGCCCGTGAGATCGGAAACCGCACCCGTGATGGGCGCCAACATGCCGTCGACACTCCTACGGCCCTCTTCCCCGGCCCGCACCACTTGGCGCAGGCCGGATTCCATCATTTCGATGTACGGCATTCACCCTCCTACACATTGGGCTCATCGAACAGGGACACCCGCTGCATCTGCCCGGCAAAGTCGGCGAGCTGCCGGCGAAGCTCTGGCATGATCGCCTGGAGCAACGCCTGGGGATCTTTCGCATCCCCCTGGACAGTGAGACTGATGTTCGGCGAGAAACTGAACTCTTGTTTCACCGGCACCGGCGCCGGTTTCGCCGGCTCCGCCACCACCGCAGTGACAGGCGGAACAGCGGGCTTCGCGGGCTCTGCCGGTGCAGATCCACCGAACAGGCCGCCGCTGCCGAACAGCGCTTTGCCGCCGGCGGCCCCCAGCTCGGAACCACCCCAGGCACCGATCATCCCGCCGATCAGGCCACCAATCGCAGTTCCAATGATCGGAACGACAGATCCAATCGCCGCTCCCGCCGCAGCGCCGGCGAGCGTGCCACCGAGGCCGCCCAGGGCCGCGCCGTAGCCTTCGGCCTTTTCGTCTCGCGTCTCCGCGTTCACGAAGGTGTCGGCCGCCTGGAGGCCTGCACCGACGAGTGCCAGCGGTCCCGCCCCTTTGGCGAATCGCCCAGCCCCTCGGAGCACACCCCAGGCACCGCGCCCTGCGGCGCCGAGGCGCCCACTGCGACCACCACCGGCCCGGCCGCGCCGACCAGAGCCACCGCCCACATCACCACCCAAGCCGCCGGCGCCGGGATTGGTCACGAACACACGTTGAACGATGTTCGGATTGCCCATCATCGAGCGGCCACGGGCAATATCCATCAGCCCTCGGCCAATCCTCCAGGCGTTCACGATCCCCCGGAGCACGACCAACGCGGCACCGACGCCCACGACTCCGGCAGTTACCCCAGGTGCGGCATCGGTGAGTCGAGTAAGCCCCTGGAACAATGGCCGCAAGGCGTCGGCCGCCGCATCAGTCATAGGACGAATCGCGTCACCAACCGCCCGCATCCCTTCGTTCGCGGCCTGGGCGACTTCAGCCCAGCGCTGGGCTGAGGCCTCCCGGCGTTCCCTCAGGTTCTGGTCCAGAATGCCGGTAGCCGATGCCGATTCCTTCTTCAGCGACTCGTACAGCGCCTTGTTCTGCGTGTAGGCGGTGAGAGCCGCCTTGACCTGCATATCCGCGAAGATATCGCCGGTGCGCAGTGTCTGCTCCAGGGCCTCCATCATCGCCTTGGCCTTGGCCGGGTCCGCCTCCTTGCTGATGGCTGCGGTTGCCTCGGCCATCTTCTTGGCCTTGGCTGGATCGGTGCGCTGGATGTACTGCTGGGCCAATGCAAAGCTGGCTTCCAGCGTCGACATTCCGCTTTGCAAGCCCGTATTGAGCGAGCCTTGATAGTCGATGCCAGCCTTCTGGTAGGCTCGCACAACATCGCTGGAGCCGATCTTGGCCATCCAGTTCTTCAGGTTGTTGGCCGCCTCATCGGCACCGCCGGCGGTCTTCATTTGCACCTGAAGCATCGAGCCCAGTTGCGTGACGGCATCCATGCCGAAGATCTCCAGCTTGCCCATTTCCGCGAGCAGTTGGGGAAACCATCGGGCCATGTCACTGGCCTCGAACGAGCCGGCCTGGCCCTGGAAGGCGATAGCCTCCAGTGCTTTCTCCATCACCCTGGGATCGGAGATCTTCGCGTTCTGCTGGAGCGCCTGCATCATCTTCGCGGTATCCACGCCGCCGGCGCCTTGCCCCACCACGAACTTGGCCGCGACCGGAGAGAACCCCGACGCCACGTCCAGATCCATGCCCGCGCTGACCAATTGGTTGATCACATCGGCCACTTCGTTGCGCGCCATCCCGGTGTCGCGGGAAGTGGTAATGACCGTGCGCGACAGATCCCGCTCTTCAGCGGAACCGGCCACCCCAGCCTTGATCGCGATATCCCGAACGATTGCCTGGTAGTCCGCGCTGATCTTCGTAGGCACAGCCAGAGCGGCAGTACCGGCGACCGCCTGGCCGACCGTTGAGCGCATACCGGACTTCCCGGCCTCCAGGCGAGCCATGCCGCTGGCTTGGAGCTTGATGCCCTGCGCCTCGCGGGCGGCCTGGCGGAAGGCATCGCCGAGTCGCCCCGCCTCCCTGGCGTTGTCTCGCAGCACGTTACGCAGCCGGCCCATTTCCGTTTGCTGGTCCGCCAGGCTGCGCTTGGCTTGCTGGGCTTCACGTTGCGCCACCTCGATCCGGCGCTGAATCCCCCGGACTTTTTCCGCGTCGGCCTTGTTGTCGGCCGCCGCCTGGGCTTGGCGTTGCTTGTACAGTTCGGCCGCCGCCTGAGCCTGGCCGCGCAACCGCTTCGCCTCCTCCTTGTTGCCGCCCTCGGCTTGCCGGTTGGCCTCTTGGGTGAGCTGCCACTGGAGGTAGCGCAGGCGGTCCATTTCCGTCGACTGCGTAGCCAGTCGCCGGGTCCGAGCCTGAGGCCCAGCAGCAGCTCGCCGCGATCCTCCAGCGGCTCGCCATCACGAAATTGGCCAGCCAGAGCGCAGACGCCGAAGCGCAGGAGGCGGCATGAACTACTCCAGCCTCTCCGCTTCCGACCTGCTGAAGCACCGCAGCCACCACGTCGACAGCCTGACCCGCCTGCGCCGCGCCCGACCGCAGTGGGACGAGGACGCCGCTCGACGCGCGGAAATCACGATGACCGATATCAGCGACCAGATCCGGGAGATCGACGAGATCCTGCGCCCCAGCGGCTGGGAATCGGTCGACCTCGACTACTCCGGCGACACCGCGCCGATGTGCATGTGAGGCCGACCATGAACCGGATACTCGACATTCTGATTCCCCGCTTCATCACCGAGCGGGTGGCGCTGATCGACGCAAACGGCCAACTCGAAATCGCCTGCGCCCTCTCCAACGTGCAGCCGAACGAGCGGTTCGATGGGATCGCCACCATCCGATCCTTCAACCTGGCGGGCTTCGCCTTGTTCCCCAGGATGGTGGACGGCCCCCACCCATGGCCAGTGCAACTCCACCCGAGCAACAAGGACTCGGCGGATGTGATCAATCTCCCGCCCTGCCCCTGGTGCGAGGGCCCTCCAGTCGTGCTGGTCGCTCGCACGTTCTCACCCTTCGGAACGGTCCGGGAAATGACGACCTACGGCTGCGAGGGCCTGGACGTCGACGCCTATGTGCTCTGCCACGAATGCGGCTGCGAAGGCCCGAAGTGCGAAGACGTGATCTTCAACGCCGAAGACTTCCGCCGCGTGGAACGCGAAGGCGCCCGCCTCTGGTCTGAGCGGACCAGCAGGAACCGGCATCTATTCGACTCGAACGCGGCCGATGGCCACTGCGTCTACCCGAGGAGCGCCCAATGACCGCCCCTATCCCGGCTGGCTGCGTAGCAGCACTCCGCCAGGGCGCCGCCCTGGCACACGCCACCCACAGCACCCAAGCCCCGGCCGCGCAGAAGCGCGGCGGCGGCCTGGCACGTCGCATCCAACTGATCGCCATCGCCCAGGGCCGCCAACCGATGCCCGAGGGTGGCGCTATAGAAAGCCACTGCTGCGCAGCAGCAGGCATATTCCAATCCGACCCTCAGCACACGCCGAAGGCACGTATACCCCACGAAAGGCTGCGCCGGGGCGCGAAGCACATAGCCACGCTTCGCTTAATGACTCGCTCGCCCGCGCAGCTTGTCGAGGGGGGAAAGCGCCCACCGAAGCCCACCGATAACGCACTGATCCGCACGCTGTGCGCGCAGATCCGCGAGCAGAACCAAGAGATCGCCGCGCTGCGCATTGCGAACACCGACCTCCTCCAGCGTCTGGAGAAAGCCGAAGGGGGGCGGGCATGAGCAGCTTCCAGCAGCACCTCCACCAGGCAGCCCAACAGCGCGCCCTCCCGTTCCAGAAAGAGCTTTATGTCGACCTCTTCGCCGGTGCCGGCGGCGCAAGCAGCGGGGGCGCTCGCGTCTATCGAGATCCAGACATTGCGATCAACCACAACCCCATTGCCATTGCCGTTCACCGAGCCAATCACCCGAACACACTCCATTTCAGGACAGACGTTTTCGAGGTAGATCCGCTAGAGGCAACCGGCGGGCAACCCGTGGGCATTCTGTGGGCCTCGCCTGATTGCCGCCACTTCAGCAAGGCCAAGGGCGGCGCGCCTCGCAGTAAGCGGGTCCGCTCCCTCGCCTGGGTCGTGGTCCGCTGGGTACACGCTACGCGCCCACGTATGTTCTTCCTCGAAAATGTGGAGGAGTTCCAAGACTGGGGGCCTCTCGACGAGTCCGGCAAGCCGATCAAGAGCGAGGCCGGCCGCACGTTCAGGGCATTCATCGCTTGCCTGACCACCGGCTTGGCCGAGGACCACCCGGACATGCCCGAGATAATCGACGCAATCGGGCTTTGGGTTCCCAGGCAAGCACTGGTGCGTGGCCTGGGCTGTGATGTTCAGTGGCGTGAACGCCGAGCAGCCAACGCAGGCGCCCCGACAATCCGCAAGCGCCTATTCATGATCGGCCGCACCGACGGACGCCCGATCGTCTGGACCTCCCCGAAACGTCACCAGGCTCCGCAGCCGGGCCAGCTACCTTGGCGCTCTGCCGCTGAGTGCATCGACTGGAGCGACCTGGGCACCAGCCTGTTTGACCGCGCGCGACCACTGGTGGACAACACCTGCCGCAGGGTGGCCAAGGGGTTCTGGAGGCACACCGTCATGGCCGACCAGCCCTACCTTGTCCCGATGGATGCTCAACACCTGGCAGCGGCCAGTCTCACGGAGTTCGCCAACGCGAGCAACCAACGCACCTTCAGCGTGGCCGAGCCCCTGCGGACGCAAGTTGCCCAGGTCAAGGGCGGACACTTCGCACTGTCAGCCGCAACGCTGGTAGAGATCGGCTACGGCGAGCGAGCCGGACAAGCTCCCCGCGCTCCCGGTTTGGCCAAGCCTCTAGGCACCGTCGTGGCGAGCGGTCGAAAGCACGCCCTGGTCACCGCAGCGATGGTGACGCTGCGCAAGGGATCTGTGGGCAATGGGCTCCTTCAGCCGATGAACGCCATTACCACCGGAAGCGGGCACCACGCCATCGCTGCATGCCACTTCGAGCAAGCCAACGGAGGGTTCTATACCGGTGACGGACGGGCTGCCGATGCGCCGCTCAGTACGATCCTGGGACGCGGCACGAACCAACGCCTGGCTACTGCGTACCTGGTGAAATACTACGGCACCGGGCACAACTGCCAGGACTTACGCGAGCCCATGCATACGCTTCCCACCAGAGAGCGCATGGCACTGGTTACGGTGACCAAGGTTCCTGCCAGCATCCTGCCGCCCGAGCTGCTGGAGCGCGCAAAGCGGTGCGCGGAGTTCCTACGCAAGTATCTGCCGGAGCACTTCAGCGAGCCCGCCGACGTGGTGCTACTGGGGGACTATGCCCTGGTGGACTTCACCCTGCGCATGCTCAAGGCACCGGAGCTGAAGATGGCGCAGGGCTTCAGCCCCGATTACATCATCGATCGCGGCTTGTTCGAGACCGCCGATGGCCAACTCGAATGGCGCCCCATCAACAACACCGAACAGATCCGCCTCATCGGCAACAGCGTTTGCCCGGATGAAGCGGAAGACCTCATCGCCGCCAACGCCGCGGACCTGATCGACCTTTACCAACGGGAGGCAGCATGAGCCAGAACACCCAACAAGACAGCCGCCCCATCGTCGAGGTGGTCGACCTTCCAGAGTTCAGCGTGGAGCACTCCACCGAGTTGCTGACCGGTTCCGCACCGTGCGCCGGCGTATCCCGGCCACTGCCCGCCGCCTGGCTCGGGCAGCGCGGCATCTACCGCTCCAGACTCGAAGCCGTCTGCAACGGCGAGCAGTTGGTGGACCCGCTGACGCTGGGGGAGTTGATCCAGCACGCCTGGCGCTACCTCTACCTTACCCGTCGCGCCGGCCTGGGGCTAAAGCCAACTCGACAGCCGCTGACCAGCACCACGAAGACGCCGGAAGCCACCGACACCGCAGTTGATCAGATGATTGCAGAAGAACAAGGAACAAGGGCATGACCACTTTTCGCGAACTAACGCTTGCGCAGGCCAGGCCATACCCCTGGTACGCCGCCAACACGGTGCATGGCCAGCAGCACAACATTGTCAGCGTCTCCGGCGGCAAAGACAGCACGGCCACCCTACTGGTGGCGATGGCCCACCAGGTGCCGAACCTTCGGGGGGTCTTCGCCGACACCGGCAACGAGCACGAGCTGACGCTGGAATACATCGACTATCTGGAGCAGGTCACTGGCGTGACCATCGAACGCCGGCGCGCTGACTTCTCTCGACAGATCGCCGGCAAGCGCCGCTACATCGAAACCAAGTGGCGCGATCAAGGCGTGGCTGAAAGCATCATCGAGGCCGCGCTGGAAGTGCTCCAGCCCACCGGCATCTCCTTCCTCGACCTCTGCCTGTGGAAGGGGCGCTTCCCCTCTCGCAAGGCGCAGTTCTGTACCGAGGAGCTGAAGCGCAACGTGATCATCGAGCAGGTAATGATCCCGCTCCTCGACGGACAGAACATGGTGCTGTCGTGGCAGGGCGTGCGCCGTGAGGAGTCCGAGGCCCGCCGCTACCTGCCCGAGTGCGATGAGGTGGGCGGAGGGCTGTTCAACTACCGGCCGATCCTCACCTGGCCAGTGGAAGCCGTTTTCGAGGCCCACCGCTATGCCGGCGTGAAGCCCAACCCGCTCTACAGCCAGGGCATGGGGCGCGTCGGGTGCATGCCATGCATCAACTGCCGCAAGGGCGAACTGCGCGAGATCGCCCTTCGCTTTCCCGAGCACATCGACCGCATCGAGCAGTGGGAGCATCTGGTGCGTGCAGCCTCCAAGTGCGGCGGCGCGACGTTCTTCGCCGGTTCCAACGCCAAGCACCAAGGAGGCAGCATCAAGGACCTCAGCGCTGCCGAAATAGTCCGCATAGCCAACATCCGCCAGGCCGTGGAGTGGTCCCGCACCACTCGCGGCGGCATCCAGTACGACTTGATGGCCGAGGCTGACGATGCTTCTGCCTGCTCCAGTGCCTATGGGCTCTGCGATGGCGACTGGACACCGATCAAAATAGAGGAAATAGCAGCATGACCGAGCAACGCACGATTACCATCCCGGCATGCGCACAACACGGCGACATTCGTCGGGATCTCACCCAGCAGCCAGAGTCGGAGCGACCAGAGCTTTGGGCTGTACATGCCCAGGGGCCGGACGAACTGTACGCAGCATTCACCCGCGAAGACGCCGACAAGCACGCAGCCGAGCTGAATGCCCTGCCGATGCCAGAGGGAATTACGGTCGGCGCAGTGGTTGTTTCGTCCCCATGGCCGGCTGCCGAGCACTGGCAGTATCTGGCCGAGCAGGAGCGAGACCACAAGCATGAGATCGCAGGGCGCCTGCGCCAGTTCGAGCGCATCTGCGAAGGGCTGCCGCAAGACGCCATCGATGGTGGCTGGACCGTACAGGGAGTCCGCGCTCATTCCAAGCAGTTGGAGGAGCAACTGAAAGTCACCCAGGCCGAAGTCGAAGCACTGCGGGCGGAGAACTCGAAGCTGAGCGAGGCCCTGGACCGCTGGCCTCTCATCCGCGACAGGCTGAATCTGAGACTCGACTATGCCCTGGCCAAGATCTCGAAGCTCGGAAGCCGCTGGCCCGGCAAGGAAGTGCCGCAAGCATGGCTCGACGTGCAGGCAGAGCGCCGCCGGCAGGTCGAGGCCGAGGGATGGACGCCGGAGCACGACGACGAGCACGACACCGGCGCGCTGGCGTCCGCAGCGGGCTGCTACGCCATGTTTTCTCTCGCATATCCTGCTGGCGACCCTTCGCGTTTCTGGCCATGGGACAAGTCGTGGTGGAAACCAAGTCCTGACGGGCGGCGCAACATGGTCAAGGCCGGCGCCTTGATCCTGGCCGAGATAGAGCGCCTTGACCGGGCAACTGCGAGTCAGGGAGGGCCAAGCGATGCGTAGAGCACTGACCGCCCTCGGACTGATCGCCACCCTGGGCCTGGCCGCAGTGTTCGCAGCGGAGGTATTCCCGATCCTTCGCACGCTGGCGGCCTGGCAAGCGGGGTGCCACTGATGAGCGAAATGTACCCAAACCCCGAAATGTCGAATGCCATCATCAGCGCCAACTCTAGCAGCGGTTTCGTAGCCACAACCCGCGACGGCAAGCCGCTACGCATGGCTCTAGTGGACGAAGAAGGCAACATCATCGAGGCGGGTGACCCGGTACGCTGGGCAGCTTGGCGGGTCTGCACCGAGACGCTAGAGAACCTCTGGCAGTGTGAGGGCTGGCTGGTAGTCCACAGCAGCGCTCCAGGCGACCCCGAGGTGATCAGCCGCCTAATCAAGGCCGCCGCGTAGTTGGCCGGTCGGCCCCCTCCTTCCAGACTCCCGTCCGCCGGTCAACGCGAATCCAGCGCGTTTGGCCGGCACGGGATTTCATCATGACGTCAATGTACCGCCCCTTCGGGTTCGGTATCACGCCACGCATGTACACCACCAGGGTCTCGAAGGTATCCATAACCAGTTGCCGCGCCTGCTCCCTCGCGTCAACGTCGGCCATCGATTTTGCCCGCTCCGCCAACTCTGCCCATTTTGACGCCCCGGCCGCAGGGGCTGAAGCGGACTTCGCCACCAGCTCCTGCTCCAACGCCCGGACTGCTGATCGACGCCTTTCCAGATCCTCCTCCAACTCGCGCGCCTTGCGTACGAACGCCAACGGCGCCGCACCACTGTCGTCCGCCAACAGCGCATCGGTTACGCGCTCCAACTGGCGCTCGATCTCGGCAACGCCTTTTTGCGCCTCGACCAGGCGCGGCCGCAGATCCTCGCCGGCCGACGACGGTTCAAGTAGACGCTGAAGGTTCATCTGGTCAGAACAATAAGCGAGCACGGCGCGCTCAATCGGTACCGAGCTACAGCTACCCCCATTGCACCCGCCATTCTTGCTGTAGCTAACGCAGTGAAGACGCCGGTGGCCATCCTCAAGCGAGCCGTCAGCCTTCACTCGCTGCATGAGATTCTGTGCTACCAGCGCGGTACCACAGTAGCCACACCGAGTTATGCCGATACCGGTCACGATGCCAACAATCTCGTCCTTTCCTCGACGCCGATAGCGCTGGCCCACCAATGTCTCCAGTTCGGAGAACTCCTCATCGGACAACAGCCGTGGATAGTAGTCCTCCAGCATGAAGTCCTCGCCATCGATGGAGATCCGCTTGGCACCTCGCAATGCGGGCAAACGCACCAACCGATATACCTGCTGCGCCGCAATACCCCAGTCGCTCAGCACCATCCCCTTTTCATGCATCAGGCGAACCAGCCGAGCGGCCCCAATACCGGATCGATATGCATCTAGAGCAAAGCGTACCGCCTCGACTCGCTCGGGAATGAACTGCCAAGAGTCACCGTCCCAGGCCAGCCACTGCGGATCTTTGCCACTCACAATGCGACCACGATAGGAGCCGGCAACCCATGCTTCGCACTGCCGCCGCACTGCGGCCTTCACCCGCTTGCTTTTGGTATCGGACTCCTCGTGCGCCCGAATCATTACCAAGAGCGAATACACAAGGTTCATCGGCTCCGCCTTGAGCCCTTCCCTGTTGTATTCGCGGCCGTCGCTTGCCGTCACGACCGTAATGCCGGCGTTCACGATCTGGCCAAGCTGCGCCTGCGCAAGAAGTGGCTCTGCTCGACTCAGACGGTCCAGTCCCTCAACGATCAAGACAGACCCTGCCGGGATGCGTCCCTCATCGACGGCCCTGAGGAACGCACCCAAGGCGCCCTGCTTTACGTGTGTTTCGTGGTACGCCGAAAGCCCTTCGTCACGCAGAGTCAACGTGGCATCCAGCTCCATACCATGCTTAGAGGCCCAGGCCGAGGCATACGCTAACTGACGGTCGGCGCTACTCCCGGTCGCCTGCCGGGGATCGGAAAACCTCAAATAGCTGTATACTCGCGCGCCGTTTTTTCCCATACCGTGATTCCTGAGGCACCTAAAACTAATGAATTCTCAAAAAGAGCATAAGGCCCCTAGTATAGGATGGGTTTCGTTAGGGTGCCCCAAGGCGCTGGTCGACTCCGAGCGCATCCTCACCCAGCTGCGCATGGAAGGCTATGAGGTCGTTCCGACCTACGAAGACGCCGACGTCGTGGTGGTCAACACCTGCGGTTTCATCGACAGCGCCAAGGCCGAGTCCCTGGAAGTGATCGGCGAAGCCATCGCCGAGAACGGCAAGGTCATCGTCACCGGCTGCATGGGCGTGGAAGAGCACGCGATCCGCGACGTGCATCCAAGCGTGCTGGCGGTCACCGGCCCGCAACAGTACGAGCAGGTGGTTACCGCGGTGCACGAAGTGGTGCCGCCGAAGACCGAACACAACCCGCTGGTCGACCTGGTCCCGCCGCAAGGCGTCAAGCTGACCCCGCGCCACTACGCCTACCTGAAGATTTCCGAAGGCTGCAACCACAGTTGCAGCTTCTGCATCATCCCGTCCATGCGCGGCAAGCTGGTCAGCCGGCCGGTCGGCGACGTGCTGAGCGAGGCCGAGCGCCTGGTCAAGGCCGGGGTCAAGGAACTCCTGGTGATTTCCCAGGACACCAGCGCCTACGGCGTGGACCTGAAGTACAAGACCGACTTCTGGAACGGCCAGCCGGTCAAGACCCGCATGAAGGAACTCTGCGAGGCGCTGAGCAGCATGGGCGTGTGGGTTCGCCTGCACTACGTCTACCCGTACCCCAACGTCGACGACGTGATCCCGCTGATGGCCGCCGGCAAGCTCCTGCCGTACCTCGACATCCCCTTCCAGCACGCCAGCCCGAAGGTGCTCAAGGCCATGAAGCGCCCGGCCTTCGAGGACAAGACCCTGGCCCGGATCAAGCAGTGGCGCGAGATCTGCCCGGAACTGACCATCCGCTCGACCTTCATCGTCGGCTTCCCGGGCGAAACCGAAGAAGACTTCCAGTACCTGCTCGACTGGCTGACGGAAGCCCAGCTCGACCGCGTCGGCTGCTTCCAGTACTCCCCCGTCGAAGGCGCTCCGGCCAACGAGCTGGGCCTGGAGCCGGTGCCGGACGAGGTCAAGCAGGACCGCTGGGAACGCTTCATGGCCCACCAGCAGGCGATTTCCGCCGCTCGCCTGCAGCTCAAGGTGGGCAAGGAAATCGAAGTGCTGATCGACGAAGTCGACGAACAGGGCGCGGTCGGCCGCTCCTGGGCCGACGCTCCGGAAATCGACGGCAACGTGTTCGTCGACAGCGACGAGCTGAAGCCGGGCGACAAGGTCCGCGTGCGCATCACCGATGCCGACGAGTACGACCTCTGGGCCGAGCTGGTCTGAGCCCCCCTGAAGAGCCCCGCCCCGCGGGGCTTTTTCATCGCCAACCGTTCCGGAGAGCACGATGCTCAACAACGACGTACTACGCAGCCTGCGCTACCTGCTGGATCTTCCCGACGCACATCTGGCCGAACTGGCCGCCCCGTTCGGCGAGCAAGTCGAAGCGGACCTGCTCGAGGCTTACCTGAAGAAGGAAGACGAAGACGGCTTCCAGGCCTGCCCCGACCGCTACCTGGCGCGCTGCCTGGACGGACTGATCATCCAGCGCCGCGGTCGCGACGAGTCGCGTCCGCTACCGCCGCTGGAGCTGCCGTTGAGCAACAACATGATCCTGAAGAAGCTGCGGGTCGCCTTCGAACTCAAGGAGGAAGACCTCCATGCCATCCTCGACAGCGTCGACTTCCCGGTCTCCAAACCCGAGCTGAGCGCCCTGTTTCGCAAGCCCGGCCACAGCAACTACCGGACCTGCGGCGACCAGTTGCTGCGCAACTTCCTCAAGGGCCTGACCCTGCGCGTCCGTGGCTGAACGCGCGGAGCCGCTGCTGGCGGTTCTGCTCCAGGCGCCGCCCTGCGTCGACCCCTGGTTCCTGGAGTGCCGCCAGGATCGCGCCGGCCTGACCATCCTCGTCCGCGACCTCGCCAGCCAGCGCACCTGGCGCGTCGAGTTCGTCGAAGTCGAAGGCCTGCGCCAGCTCGACGCTGCCGACCTGCTGGAATTCTGGCCAGCCTGTGCGGCATCCGAGGGTTGGCTGTACCGGGTCGAGCAAGGCGGCTGGCTGGACCAGGAATGCCGTCGCGAGGGCTTCGTCGCCCGCGAGACCAAGGCCGTCGACGAGTATTTCGTCAATGGCGGCGATCGCTGCCTGAGCGTGCTGTCCTGGTCGCCACCGAAGGTTTCCCCGCTGATCTGACCGCCATGAAAAAAGCCGCCCGTGGGCGGCTTCTCGCGTGGCGCTCCGGCTACATCAGGAAGATCGTCGCCAGGCCGAGGAAGATGAAGAAACCGCCGCTGTCGGTCATCGCAGTGATCATCACGCTGGAGCCCATCGCCGGATCGCGTCCGAAACGATGCAGGGTCATCGGGATCAGCACTCCCATCATCGCCGCCAGCAGCAGGTTCAGGGTCATCGCGGCGGTCATCACCACGCCCAGTTCCCAGTTGCCGTAAAGATAGAAGGCCACCACGCCGATCACTCCGCCCCACGCCAGGCCGTTGACCAGCGCGACGCCAAGCTCCTTGCGCAGCAGGCGGTTGCGACTGTTGCTGGTCGGCTGTACCTGGTCGAGCGCGATGGCGCGGACGATCATGGTGATGGTCTGGTTGCCGGAATTACCACCGATGCCGGCAACGATCGGCATCAGCGCGGCCAGCGCCACCAGTTTCTCGATGGAGCCTTCGAACAGACCGATCACCCGCGAGGCGACGAAGGCGGTGATCAGGTTGGTGGCCAGCCAGGCCCAGCGGTTGCGCACCGACTTCCAGACCGAGGCGAAGATGTCTTCTTCTTCACGCAGACCGGCCATGTTGAGGACTTCGCTTTCGCTTTCCTCACGGATCAGGTCGACCATCTCGTCGATGGTCAGACGACCGATCAGCTTGCCGCCCTTGTCCACCACCGGCGCGGAAATCAGGTCGTAACGCTCGAATGCCTGGGCGGCGTCGTAGCCGTCCTCGTCCGGGTGGAAGGTCACCGGGTCGGTGGCCATGACTTCCAGCACTTGCTTGTCCGGATCGTTGACCAGCAGGCGCTTGATCGGCAGCACGCCCTTGAGCACGCCGTCGTAGTCGACCACGAACAGTTTGTCGGTATGCCCGGGCAGTTCCTTCAGGCGGCGCAGGTAGCGCAGCACCACTTCCAGGCTGACGTCCTCGCGGATGGTGACCATCTCGAAGTCCATCAGCGCGCCGACCTGGTCCTCCTCGTAGGACAGCGCCGAACGCACTCGCTCGCGCTGCTGCGCGTCGAGGCTTTCCATCAGTTCATGGACCACGTCGCGCGGCAGTTCCGGCGCCAGGTCGGCGAGTTCGTCGGCGTCCAGGTCCTTGGTCGCGGCGATGATCTCGTGGTCGTCCATGTCCGCGATCAGGGTTTCCCGGACCGCGTCGGAGACTTCGAGAAGGATGTCGCCGTCGTCCTCGGACTTGACCAGTTGCCAGACCGTCAGGCGGTCGTCCAGCGGCAGCGATTCGAGGATGTGGGCGATGTCGGCGGGGTGCAGTTCCTCCAACTTGCGCTGGAGTTCTACGAGATTCTGCCGGTGGACGAGGTTTTCCACCCGGTCATGGTGCTGGCCTTCCTGACGATGGGTCAGGTCTTCCACCACCTTGTGGCGATGCAGCAGCTCGACCACCTGCGCTAGGCGGTCCTGCAGGCTTTCCTGCGGCTTCTTGGCTTCTACTTCGGTCATAGCGCGCTCCACCCCCAGTAGCGGAGCACGCCAAAGGGGTCAATCAGAAACGTGATTGGTCAAACGGGAAACTGTTCGAGTTTCTACTGGGTAAGTCCATGGGGGTGTTCCAAGGGCCCTCTCGGGGCAGATACGGATAATGATAACACTCCGCTTGCGTTTTGCGCGTTACAAAATGGCGGCAAGAACAAGCGCTTGCGGCACAAAGTTCATCGTCACTCGACGCCTGACTGCGACGCCGGAAATTTCACTCAGGACACTCGGCCCCGCGGAAAAAGGCAACGCGTTAGCCTGCACTCACCCTTATCCGACCCGGAGTGCCGCCCATGCGTTCCCTGTCCCTCCTTCTCCTCCTCTCGCTGGCGTCCACCTGCGAGGCCGCTGCGGTATTCCGCTGCGAAGACGCCAGCGGCCATGTCAGCTTCACCCAACTCGGTTGCCCCGCCGGGCAGGCCGGCGAGACCGTCGTGGCGGACAACCCGCCGCCGGGAGGCAGGAGCGTCACGCCGAGGGCCGAGACGAAGACGAAAAAGGCGTCCATCGGCCGGAAAAGCGTGCCGCTCGCGGTGATCGGAGAAAGAGAAGATCGCTGCGGCAGACGCCTGGACGAGAAGGAACGCCGCAAGGCGATCGTGGAGCAGCGGATCATGGCGGGAATGACCCGCTCCGATGTGGAGCGGGCGCTGGGCAAGCCGGACCGGGTCAGCGGGAACAATGCGGAGGTGCGTTATCAGTACAAGGCCGACAAGCGACGGGGAGCGAGAAGCGTGAGCTTCGATCAGGAGGGATGTGTGAAGGGAAAGGGAAGGTACCGGGTGGAGCGAGTCGATCCCGGGAGCTAAGGCCGGGCCGTCCTCATACCGATGAAAGCAGGACCGGCATCGCCCTTAGCGTGCCGGGCAGGGTGTCGCCCTGCCTGCATGGAAAAGACGGACGACAGTCTTCAGCAACCTACCGCCTGCCCGCCGCGCACGCCTCTGGCTGGCAGTTATGGTCAGGCTCAATCCTCTTTCTGCGGTTCGCCGGGCAACAACGCGCGTGATGAACAGACCGCGATACAGGTGGAATCCCGTTTGCACGTCCACCGTTTCGGAAGCGCCTTGCAGTGAAGTCAAGGCAGCGATGCCCTTGCGCACACGGCACTCGTTCAACGCGCGGCTGCCTCCCTCCATCGGCAGCAAGGAGGGCAACGGCTCGCCAGCGGGCGCATGGTCGACAATGCTGCCGACGATGGTGATGAGCTGGTCGCCGCGCGCGCTGACGGCAGCCTGCGCGAGGTTTTCGGAAATCACCGCATCCAGGCGAACGATGCCGACGCGACGACTGATCAACATGACCATGGATCTCTCCTCTATGTATGGATGGCATCGCTACGATGCATCGCAACGACCTCTAGGAAGCCGTTCCACCCGTCCCCCCGGAGGCCTGCCCGGAAGCGGTGCGCTCGAGGTCGACGAGCAGCACGTGTTCGTGAGCGAGAACAAGGTCGAAACGAGCCTGTCCCAGCGCCTGGCCATCCTGCACGACGGACAGGTTTTCGATGGGCGTCAGGCGCAGCAGGCTGGCCTTCAGCACGCGCAGGCGCTCGCCGGCATTGCCTGACTGCAGCAGGCAGCGGGCATCCTGCAGGTACTGGTGCGCCTCGGGACCATGCCAGGTCAGGCGAAAGATGCTCTCGCAACTGGCCAGCAGGGACTCCTGCTCGCCACTGGCGGAAAACTCCCGCCGCACCTTGCCAAGCAGGCTCGAGGACTCCAGGCGCAAGGTCATGAAGGGGATGGCCGGCGGGGCCAGCAGTTGATCGGCATCGATGACGCTGCCGGCGGGCAGGCCGAACAACTGCCGCAACGTTTCGCGCAGGGCGGCGTGATCCAGGCGCACGGTTGCACTGGACATGTCGAACTCCTTTTTCAGGATGGATGACGGACAGGCACCGACGCGGCGGATACAACCGCCGGCCAGGCCGGAGCGAAGTACGTTCGTTCAATGCAGGCGCAGGACCCGCGCCAGGTTGCCGCGCGCCTGCAACAGCAGGACCAGCAGCACCAGCAGTACCCCGAGCATCCACGGCGAGAGGTGCTCGGCACGATACAACCCGGCCACTATTCCCAGCGCCTGGCAGCCGGTGCACAACGCCAGCAGGTAGGCGCACAGGGAAACGCCGGGGCGGAAACGCGCGCCGGCGCGGCGATAGGTGATCAGGCGCATGCAGATCGCCGAGCAGACCAGCACGGTCAGGGTGGACAGCGGATCAACCATCGGACTTGCCTCCCCGGCGGCGCAACAGCCCGCGCATCCAGCTGGGCAGTTCGCCGCCACGCATCCACTCGAGCATGCCGATGCCGCCGGTCACGCAGAGGGTCGCGGCGACGAAGGCGGCCATGCCGCTGGTCTGGGTCAACCCGCGGCCGAGCGCCTCGATTCCGGCGTAATAGCCGCCGACCCAGGACACCAGCAGGTAGCCGAGGCGGGTCAGGGCGTTGTAGTCACGGGCGAACACGACAAAGAAGATGGCGCCGCCGAAGCCTCCCAGCAAGGCGTTGCCATCGATACCCGGCAGGTACATGGCCAGGCCGACGCCAGCCATTGCGCTGGCGGCGGAGGCCGCAGAGCTTGGCTCGGACATGGATGACTCCCGGAAATGCAAAGGCCCGCCGAAAAGGCGGGCCCGGAACGGCCGAAGCCCGCATCGGCGGGCTTCGGCCAGAGGAATTTCAATCGTGGAGAATTTATACCTTTATCGTCCCATAGCGTCAATATGGGAAAACCCGTTTTCATACAGAAATTTTTTTAGCGCTCGCCCACGATCCCCACCTCCGCCATCGGCTCCTCCAGCCGCTGCAAGGCCTGGCGCAGCAAAGCGACGACCCGCTCGCGCCATTCCTTGTCCCAGCGATGCAGGGTGCTCTTCGACAGCCCGCTGAGTCGCTCGATCTCGCGGATGCTCGACGGCGGACGACGGAACATGCGCATCAGCAAGGCCAGGGTTGCCCGCTGCTCGATCAGGTCGGCCCCGGGCTTCAGCCAGTCGCGCAAAGCCGCCAGGCCAAGGACGAAATCCCGCCCGCGGGCGAACTCGGCCCGCACCACCGCCAGCTCCAGTGGGTGCGCAGCCAGCTGGCGCTGGGCGAAACGCACGGTCATCACCGCCTGGGCCTGCCATTCGTGCGGACTCAAACCGCTGGGCAGGTGCTCGATGAAGCTGCGATCGAAGCGCTCGCGCAGGCCATCGATCACCATCGCCGTCGACGACTTCGGTCCCGGCTGGTGCTCGAACATCCAGTAGGCCACGGCCAGCGCCTGCTCGGTACTTTGAAACATGGTATTCCCTCCTTGGCCGGCCCACCTGGCTGGCCGCTCGCATTAGCCACCCGCAGTGGCTGTGTTGGGCCGCCGTCCTACCCGACGCGAGTAGGAAAGCGCTGAAATTATGGTAATACCCATATACGGACGCTTGCAATGCCACAGGCACACCCTTAGTCTTTCCACCTATGGAACTCAAAGATCGCATCAAGGCGGCGCGCAAGCACGCCCATCTCAGCCAGGTCCAGCTTGCCCAGGCGGTAGGCATGACCCAGACCTCCATTTCCGATCTGGAGCGCGGCAAGTCCCGCGCCACCAGCTTCGTCGCGCAGATCGCCGGCGCCTGCGGCGTCAACCCCCTGTGGCTGGCGGAAGGTCGTGGCGAGATGCTCGCCGAGCGCGGCCAGGCGAATGCAGGCCCCAATGCCAGTTGGCTTGGCGCAGTAGAGTCATGGGACGACGAAACGCCCCTGGATGCCGACGAGATCGAACTGCCCTTCTACAAGGAGATCGAGCTGTCCGGCGGCAAGGGCAGCACGGTGATCCTGCAGACCGGCGGGCGCAAGCTGCGCTTCGGCAAGTACACCCTGCGCAAGAAGAACATCGATCCGGCCAGTGCAGCCTGCGTCACGGTCAGCGGCAACAGCATGGAGCCGGTGCTGCCGGACGGCAGCACGGTAGGCGTGGACACTAGCGCGCGGACGATCAAGGACGGCGACATGTACGCCTTCGACCACGACGGCCAACTGCGCGTTAAACTGCTTTACCGCCTTCCAGGCGGCGGCCTGCGCATTCGCAGCTTCAACAGTGACGAGCATCCGGACGAGCGCTACGAGCCCCAGGAAGCCGCCGAGCACATCAACGTGATCGGCCGGGTGTTCTGGTACTCGGTGCTGGTCTGA